ATTAGAGAACTTGAACACGAGGACGCTCGTGACTTCATTTTAAACAGAAGAGTGCATGTATATTCTAGTAACTGTACATGTCCTGGAAACAACATCAAAATCAATGCTTATGGAAAGTTCACTGAATGTCGAATTGATGAATATGGTGAGTATTTCTATTTGTTTGTTGAAGAGACTGGCTTAGGTCAGAAGGAATTGACAAGTAGAAGCAACTTCATCAAGTTTGTTGTACCAGATCCTGAAGTTGGAATTGATGAAGTGATCACACCACTTATGCCTGAATGAGTTCAAATGCTAGATTCGACATTTTAGAATCTACAACAAGCATTCGACCAGATGTCAATTTCATATTGAACATCAAATTCCCATTCTTTGCATAAGTGAAAGAAATGACTTTCCCCCTGACATCGAAGTTAGGGAACAAAGAACAATCGCTAGTGAAATGAACGGTTTTGCCCAGTAATGCACTAGCGATTTTTTCGTATGACATCTTCTTTATAAGTTGCATGAAAGACCCAATTCTTTTGTAAAAATACCACACAGCAGTCAAAATGGACAATGTTTTGATGATGGCAAATGATACTTTCACATAGCATTTGATTATTTTTATACAAAGGATTTGAGGCAAATATGCCTCAATTCACAATGGCAACTAAAATATCTAAAATTAACCCGATAATTGTAGTCAAATGGCAAACGTTAAAGCTTCAGAACTTGAACTTGACAAACTTGTCGAAGGCAATGAGAAGTTAGTTTCTACTGATGGCGATGGTACAACCAGAAACATCAAGACACAGGATCTAGCTGATTTTGCTGTAAAGCAAGCTGAGAAGTCGATCAAACCTGGAATTGAAGCAAATGCAACAGCAATTGAATCCAATTCAGCTCAGATTGAGACGCTCAAGTCAAAGGACAATGAAATTGAATCTAAGGTGTCAGATCTACAAAGCAAGGACGCAACTATTGAAGCAAATATCAAAGATTTGCAAGATAAGATTGCTGATACATCCAAAACAGATGCTGTAGCTGCAGAGTTAGAAGCTCTAAAGAAACAACATGAAGAAGATGTAGAGTCATTGCAAAAGGCTCATGACAATCCTTGGGAAGATTGGAGATAATTTTTCTCTAAAAGAACTCATAACGGTGACTGGTTATGTGACAAATTTTTGAAGAGATAAGGAGCAAACAAACAATTAAAAAAATAACTGTTTTTAAAATGGCAACTACTATTGACATTAAAAAACTTTTTGTTAGAGTGGCAAGTGAGCAATTGCTTGCATTCAAACAATACGAAGAAGCAGGTGCACTTGAGGCATCTAAAATCTATTTCCTTGCTGATGGCCGTATCTGGACTAATGGACAATACTTTGGTATTTCTGCAGATATGATTCAAGAGATCTATGATGATATTGAAAAGGAACAAGCTGCACGCGAAAATGCTGATACTGAGTTAGATGGTAAGATCACTGATGAGAAAGATCGTGCTGAAGCTGCAGAGCAGAAATTGTCTGATGATTTGAAACAAGAAGTATCTGATCGTGAAGATGCTATTGACGCATTAAGAAAAGAAATTCTTGGTAGCGAAGATTTGGATGAAGCTCTTAAGACAATCAAGCAAATCCAAGATTGGATTCACACAGACGATGCCGAAGACGCTAATCATCTTGACGAGTTCTTTGCTCATGTTAAAGAATTCAGCTCTCATGTAGAAGAATTCGAAGGTCACGTACAAGACTTTGATGATTACAAAGTAGAGTTAGAGACTAAGACTCTTCCTGCACTTGAGGAAAAATTGCAAGATGAGATTGATGAAAATCATGATGCATTTGTTAAGTTTGTAGGTACAGAAGATGGTTCATTCCCAACTGGCATCATCACAACTCACTCTGGTAAGGACACTAACCACTCTGATGTTGTTGACTTCAAGACTTACTTGGAAGATCAAGAATTGCACGAAGCAGATCAAACAGCTCGTATCATCTCTCTTGAGACTGGTTTGCAAACTGAAAAATCTGAACGTATAACAGATATTGCAACAGTTAAAGATGAGTATAAAGCAGCTGACAAAGAAATTGATGCAAGAATTAGTCAGGAAATAACTGATCGTGCTAATGCTGATAATGATCTTACAACTGCTTTAGCTAAGGCACAATCTTTGTCTTCTGCACAACACGTTAACATCGAAAGCTTGATTGGTAAACCAGAAGATGCATCAACTGAGACTTGGGCACCTTACAATTTGAGCAATCCTCAGTACACTGGAACAGATGTTAACATTGACGTAAGACTTTCTTCTGTTCAAACTGTATGGGCTGGAATCAACGAGTTGAAAGAGTCTTTGGCTAATGCAAATGACGAACTTGATGCAAAGATCGAAGATTTGCAATCTCAACTAAATGAAGAAGAGACTAGAGCTAAGGAAGCTGAAGAAGCTGAAGCAAAACGTGCACAAGCTGAAGAAGAACAAATCAAATCTGATTTGGCTACTGAAACAGAACGTGCACAAACTGAAGAAGATGTATTGGACAAGAAGATCGATGCTGAAACAGAACGTGCTGAAGGTGTTGAACTTGAGATCAAGTCTGATTTGACTACAGAAGCTGAAACTGCTAGAAATGCTGAAAAAGAATTGAGTGATGCACTTGCTGCTGAAGAAGCTCGTGCTGAAGAAGTTGAAGCTGATCACGAAAGCAGAATCAAAACTGTTGAAGATGCTCTTAGTGATATCGAAACATTCTGGGAAGAATTTTCTGTAGCAGGTTCTTCTGAATCTACTGATTCTGATTCTGCCGCAGCTGAACAAGCATAATCTGGATGCAGATATAATTTATAGAGGGGTGGTCTAAGATCACCCTTCTTTTTTCACATTGCTTTTCACACAAAAATACGAAACTAGACTATGACTACTTATGATTATTTAGAAATTTGTAGAGCTCACACTCGAGAAGAGGTCTTGAAAATACGATCAAAGGTAAAAGAAGCCGAATGGTGTTTGCCTGATGATGAAGCAAACAAAGTGAAAAAAGAGATGAGTGCAAAATTGGACATACTCATCAAAGAAGAACTAAGATACTATCCATTCCAAGATGGTACAATTTGGGAATATCCAGGTAGAAAATATGAAGTTAAGAAAGCCTACTATACTAACATTCCTGGAATTGACAATGACTTCACTTATCCTGTATGTGATTATGTGATCGGACATTTTTGGGTATTAGATCCAGTCACGAATGAATGGAAATCCGTCAACCCATCATTAGACAATTCAATATATTCTCCAGAAACGGTTGAAATCGCAATGCAAAATCTTGGGATCATTCTGGCAAGACAAGAACTCATAGATGAGCAAAAGAATGGAAAGACTGGATCAATTCACATTTTGTGAAATTGGAATAGTGAATTGCTATCTTAATCAAAAGAGCATTTCACTAAATGACAGAACAAGAAGTCAGACAAACAATTTTTGTTGGATCTAAATGTATCTATTCACCAAAAAGAATCGATGGACAGATCAAAGAATGGTTAGACAATCTCTATCGAGACTCAAAAAGTTTCGAAGAGACTGTCTTTCGCTTTAAGCGAAACATGCCAATAAGACCTACTTGTCCTGTTTGTGGGAATGAAGTAGAATTCATCAGTCTTCAAAGAGGATTCAAATGTACTTGTTCATTGAAATGTTCAAATGAGATGAGAAATCAAAAGATCAAACAAACATGCTTAGAGAAGTACGGTGTTGAGAATCCACAACAAGTCAAAGAAATTTCAGAACGCACAAGAAACACATTCAAACAGACTTATGTAGAAAATTGCAAAGAAATTCAAGAAAAGTCTAGACAAACTCGATTTGAACGATACGGAGACGAGAATTTCAGAAATGTTGAGAAAGCAAAAGAGACAAAGCTGAAATTGTATGGAAATTGCAACAACATTCAGAAAACTATGGCAACTTTGCAAAAAAGATTTGGAGTTTCAAACGTTTTCCAACTTGACTCAGTGAAAGAGAAGTCAAGAGAGACAAAAGAAAGAAAGTACAACAATCCGACATTCACAAATCCAGAAAAGAGAAAGCAAACAATCAATTCAAAATACGGAACTGACACATTCACTCAATCTAAACAGTACAAAGACAATTTGCAACAGTACAGAGAAAAGTATTCAGACACTTTGTTTGAACACTATGGTGAAAGACAGTCATGCTGGTTCAAGACACACGACCATAAGAACAGGCTTCCTGAAATCATTGACAAGATAACAGAATCTAAAAGAAAGCACAACACATTCAATACATCTACTATAGAGAAAAAGATAATTGAAAGACTGACAGAATCTGGAATCGACTTTCACTATCAGTACAAATCTTCTGACTATCCATGGAGATGTGACTTCTGGATTGACAAAGCAAATCTCTATGTTGAGATACAAGGGCATTGGACGCATGGACCTCATCCATTCAATGAACAGTCTTTAGAAGACATAGACATTGTGAAAAAGTGGAAAAGTCAGAATTCAGAATTCTATGATGTTGCAATCAACAGTTGGACAAAAAGAGATGTCAAAAAGAGAAACAGAGCAAAAGAAAGAAATCTGAACTATTTGGAGATCTTTTCTTGTGATGTTGATGAATGTATGTCAATCATTATGTCTACCATTGAGGAGTTGAATTGCTAGATGCATAGATAGAATCTTCTGTTGGAGAAAAGTAGCCATAAGACTGAGGGTCAAGACTAGCTTGGAAATTCTGTACTTGCACATTAGCCATGAACTCTTCTAAGAATGACTTGTATCTTGGAGTGTTTACAAGCATTGGAATCTGACAGAAAGTCATGATCAAGTCGTCATGTCCATAAGCTGCAGCATATGTTCCATTTCCTTTGTCTTCGAAATTCTCAATCTCAGATACAGTAACAAGGTCTGTTATGTCGATCAAGTCTTTTTCAAGGTTCATTTTCAACAGAGCACAGGCTGTCTTCTTGTTTCCTCCATTGAATCTGATGCCTGGGAGTGTCTGTTTGTTTCTGAATTTGACATCTAATGCAGCTATCTCTTCTTCTTGACTTCCCTTCTTATAATAGATAATGTTAGAATTGTCAAACTCTCCATATTGGTTGACTTGGAATCTCCATAAATATTCTGGTTTGTAGTCATCTTCATTGTATTGCATCAGATAGTTGTAGAACAATGCACCATAAGTGTTCCATTCTATAGACACGATACATCTGTCTGGAGTGAACAATTGTGGATAGATGCACCAGAATTCTAGGGTTGCTTGTTCTATGTCTACTGTATTGCATCTCCAATATCCGATTTGTTTGAACTTGTTGTCACCAGTCAATTCGATGAAATTGAATATTGTATAGTCGTTACCTGATCCTTCAGCTAAGTCAATTAGAATGATAATGAACTTTTCTTTAAGAGATGTCACATCAAAGTCTGGTTCAAAGAACAAGTATTTCCAATATAGAGAATAGATTGGCTGATGATTAGTGTTCTTTTCAATTGACTCATATAAGATAGTTTTGTCTCGAAGACGAGAGATAGTCTCACGTGATATGATACACTTATCTGATGCTGAAAAGACAGTACCATATTGGTAATAGAAAGACTCTTCTGATCCAAGAACTCCGACCATCATCTTCTTCCACTCTTCATCTCGTTTGTCCCATTGCTTAGTTTCTGGATTGAACTGAGGCACTTGATACCAGTCAACTTTGAATGGAGCATATATGTTCTTTCCTGTTATAGCACCATTGTACAACTTATAGAACAGATTGAATCCGTTCTGTGTAGACATGATACAGACATTTGAGTCGGAAATTGTAGTTACTGTTGGAATTATGTTAGAATAAAACAACTCAACGTCAGATGGAGGACACCATGCAAACTCATCAAGAATTAAAAAGTTGATTGTCTTACCCAAGCCAGCTGTTGGTGAGAATGGCTCAGTTGCTATGGATGAGTTGTTGTCAAAAGAGATTTCAGACTGATTCCATTTCAAAATTCCACCACCGCCTCTGATAAAGAATGGAAGATACATATACATGTCTTTGATCTTCTTGATAAGGTCGGCACCAGCAGGGCCTGACTTAGAAAGAACTAGACAGTTTTTATCAGCGTGATAAATGGCCATCCACAAACAATAGATTGCAGTTGTAGTTGAATTGTGTGAAACAAAATCATTTGAATAGAATGTGTGTTTATTTGAATCAACTGTTATGTCAAACATACATTGTTTGTCATTTTTATGTTCAATCAACTTTATTACTGACACACCATTTTTAGTTTTTATAAAATCTCCAATAGAAAAATCTTTAGCTAATTTTTCAAATCCAAACTCATCATACAATATATGTGTATCTGCACATTCAATTTCTTGACCATCATAAGTCTTTATAACATAAATTTCAAATGGCTTAGTCATATATATTTTTGAAAATGGTTTGAATCCAAGTGGTGTAAGAATCATTTCATTTTCAATATCAAAATCACTAATGATCTTTTCTGTTTTGTTACAATAGAAAATAAAATCTATCAAACAAATCAATTTGTTGCAAATATATATTATTGTTGATTTCATGATTTGAAGAATTGAATGCATTTTTCTAGTATTTGTTTTTTATTAGCATCATAATCTGATTCCCAAACACACATAATTTCAAATCCATTTTCTTCAGCAACCTTTTTCTTCTGTTCATCCTTTTCCCAGCAATCCTTTGCTGAAAGATGTGTGACTGGATTTATCCAATTTTCATCATAAAGTTTTGGATTTGCATGCCAAAAATCTCCTTGAAATTCAAGCATTTTGTTGCCAATTGTCAAATCGTAAAAAACATGATTTTTTGCATATTGATTGAACAAACCATATTCTGTTGTTGGAACTTCTATTCCAAGATATTCACAAATATTTGATATAAGTTCTATTGCTACATATGATTGTGTTATGTTGTATTGACTGAAACTTTTACTTAATGATTTGTACCATTTGATTTGTCTTTCTTCAAATATTCGTTTTCCATCAATCTCACCATACTTTTGTACACATTTGTCATAAGTGAATGTGCTTTGTCTTTTACGTAATGCCTTTTTTGCTTCTTCAATTGTCATTCCTTTATTGACATAATATTGCAAACAACAATTTGAAATTGATTTTTTTCTTGAATCTTGTTGTTTGTTAAAAAGCATTTCATTTCGTTGTTCTTGTGTAAGTTCAGGATATCTCAAATTGTAGAATTCTATTGACCATGGAGAATTCTGTTGACGTTTCAATAATGTCGTTTTAGATATGTGATTTGGATTGTTTGATCCTGTTTGATTGGGTCTTTTTTCTATATAAGATGCAATATATTGTTTGCGAAGTTCTTCTTGTTCATCATCAGTACATTCAGAATAATTTTTTGCATAATATAATTTGCTTTGCATACATGTTTCTTTTCTATGTACTTTACACATTTCATTTCGTTGTTCTTGTGTAAGTTCAGGATATCTTAAATCATAATATTCTATATATAATGGGTTGTTCTTCCGACGTGAAATTTGATTGACTTTCATCAATTCTAAATGTTCATTATGTGAAAGTTCTGGCCAATTAGTTTCGTAATATTCAATACATTGATAATTACATGATTTTTTAAAATTAGAAACAGCTTTTTCACATTGTTCAATTGTCCATTCTGGATGTTCCTTTTTCCAAAATTCTATGCAACGTTTGCTGTTCTCATTATGTTTTTTATGAGTTGCTCCCTTTTTACCTGCCATATTGTCTTATATAAGAAATACTTGATTTTCCATACAAATGTTTGTTTGCAATACTTATTATACAATTCAAACATTGGTACTATTGACAAATCTTTATCTTTTAAGTAAAAATAACATTTTGCTTTAATGTTGCCAGCAACATATACTGTTGTATTGAATCCAACACATTTACCTGATTGTCTAGCAGCTAGTAGGATGGAAAATCTATTGTTCTGTAGATGTCTTAAATATTTCTCTTGGTAATCTCGTAATACAACTGGTTTCAATCCCTCAGGAGTCATCAAAGAGCAATATTTGGCAAAGTACACGGGATCTTCCATGCACTTCATCACTTCTTGAACTTCATCATCTGTTGTTCTGAATACAAGGTCAGGTTTGAGAAGTTTTGTGTTCTTTCCGATGAACGGGTTAGCAACAAGAGGAAGACCCTTCTTTATGCCTTCTATAGCAGCATCTAAGACTTTAGTAGACCAAATGACTCGTTTGGCTTCAGCACCATCTTTGGCATACTTTATAGGGTCCCATTCAAATTCGAATTCTTTTTCTTTAGCAGTCTTTTTCGCCATGTCTCATAGTTCAAAAATATCTTCTATATAAAAATAACAGGAATATCTTCGACTATGTTTTGAAATTCTAACAAAGATTTCTATATTTATCAAAACTTAAAAAGAAACAAAAATGGTGAAAGAAAATTGCAAAACAACACTTCGAAGAATTTTGAATTCCTTATATCAAAAGGAAATTTTGTCGATCAAGGATCTCAGAGATGAAAACAAATTTCCCATCTATTTCAAAGATGATATCGAAGAAAAAGTTTGGGTCGTAGCTTCTCCGGAACTTGTTTATCGTTTTTACCACCGAGACGAAGAAGGAATTC